CAAGTTGGAAACAAAAAATTCCCATACACAGAAAAAGGCGAGAAAGAAGCCAAAGAGTATGGCAAGAAAAAATCTATGCCCGTTACTGTAATGATTGCTATTGGTAAGCCTAAAGCAATGCCTACCCGTGGTGGTCGTACTGCTACTAACATGATGAAAAAGTCTGGACGAGGTAAATAATGTCATCTTTAACTTCTCCCGTTACGCTCCTGAGTGACGTTACTGCTACTGGTGCTTCTAAAGCTGTTCAGGCTGATGCTGGTCAACCTGCATTCTTACAAGTTTCAGGCATCACAAGTGCTACTGTTGCTTTGCAAGGAAGTCTGGATGGCACAACATACGCAACGATTGGTACAGCCTTAACTGGTGATGGCATGATTACTATTGCAAATGCGCCTAAGTATCTAAGAGCCAATGTCACAGCTTATGTAACTGGCACTATCACAGCCAAGATCATGTACTGATATGAAAAAGACCAAAGCAGAAGCCAAAATCTCTAAGGTCTACAAAGAGTTTAAGGCAGGAACGCTTCACTCTGGTAAAGGCGGCCCTGTTGTCAAGAATCCTAAACAAGCGGTTGCGATTGCTTTAAGTTCTGCTGGCATGAGCAAACCTATGAGGAAGAAGAAATGAAACAAGGTCTCTACGCTAACATCAATGCCAAACAAGAACGTATCAAAGCGGGTTCTAAGGAAAAGATGCGTAAGGTTGGCTCTAAAGGTGCTCCTACTGAGGCGGCATTTAAGGCTGCGGCTAAGACCGCAAAGAAGAAATGAAATCTCCTGCTTGGCAAAGAAAAGAAGGACAAAACCCCAAAGGGGGCTTGAATGCCAAGGGCAGAGCATCGTATAATGCAGAAACTGGTGGCAATTTAAAGCCTCCATTGTCGTCAGGTGACAACCCCAGAAGGGCCTCCTTTTTATCTAGAATGGGCAATATGCCTGGCGCTGAGATGAAAGATGGAAAGCCTACCCGACTCCTTCTATCTCTTAGAGCTTGGGGCGCAACGTCCAAGGAAGACGCTAAAGCTAAGGCTAAAGCGATCTCTAAGAGGAATATGAAGTGAGACCAGTATCTGTCGGAATTAGCCCAGCAGCAAATACGCTGACAACTGTTTATACAGTTCCTACGGGTTATTACGCCAAGTTTACTGTCATGTATATCCACAATACTGGTGCAAATACAAAGCACATCACAGTTCAATGGTATGACGCAAGTGCTTCATCCACTTTAGACATCCTTACTGCTTACAATTTAACTACTAAGCAGTACCTTCAATTTGATGGTGTTGCATACATCGTTTTAGAAGAGGGTGACAGATTACAGATTACTACTGAAGCGAGTAGTACCTTCAGTTTTATTGCCACATTTGAGGTTCAGGGAGCACAACGAACATGACCTACTTAGAACTTGTTAACGATGTTCTCACCCGTTTGCGTGAGACTAATGTTTCTACAGTCTCAGAAACCTCCTATTCCGCATTGATTGGTAAGTTTGTCAATGATGCTAAACGTCAAATTGAAGATTCCTATAACTGGAATGTTTTATCTCAGACAATCACAGTTACTACTGTTAGTGCCACAAGTTCTTACTCTTTAACAGGTGCGGGTCAGAAGTTTCGTATCAATGATGCTATTAACACTACCAGTGTTATAACTTTAGACAACACCACTACTGCGGACATGAACCGCAAGTTAAACTTTGGCACACCTTCACAGTCTATTCCTAGTGAGTTTTGCTTTAGCGGGGTAGATGGTAATGGAGACACAAAGATTGACCTGTTTCCTGTTCCTGATGGAGTCTATACACTGAAGTTTGATTTGACTATCCCACAGGCTAATTTGTCTTCTGATGGCACTTCAGTCAAGGTATTGGACTACTTGGTGACTCAAAGTGCCTATGCCCGTAGTTTGATTGAGCGTGGTGAGGATGGAGGCACTGCTTCTAATGAAGCGTACGCTTTGTTCCGTGGAATGCTATCTGACGCTATTGCATTGGAAAGCACTCGTTACCCTGAAGATAACTTTGTGGCGGTCTAATGGCAGCTCCTCTACAAAGTCAAAGCATTAGCGCACCAGGCTTTTTCGGCCTGAACTCGCAAGACTCGCCATTAGATTTGGCGTCTGGCTTTGCATTGGTTGCAACTAATTGCGTAATTGACCAGTTTGGTCGAATTGGAACACGCAAGGGTTTTACTCTTGTTAACGCTTCATCAGGCACTTTGGGTGCTAACAATGTGGGTGTTATCCATGAGTTAGTCCAAACTGATGGCACTTTGACTGTTCTGTTTGCGGGAAATAACAAGTTATTCAAACTTGGCACTGCTAATGCGGTGACTGAGTTGACCTATGGTGGTGGGGGTTCTGCTCCAACCATTACAGCAAGTAATTGGCAGTGTGCATCTTTGAATGGCATCGCTTATTTCTTCCAAACTGGTCACGATCCACTTATCTTTGACCCCGCTGTCAGTACTACAACATTTAGACGGGTATCTGAGAAGTCAGGCTATGTGGGGACTGTTCCTCAGGCAAACATTGCCATCTCTGCTTTTGGTCGCTTGTGGGTGGCTAATACTGCTACAGATAAGGTCACTATCAGCTTCTCTGACCTGATTGCAGGTCATGTATGGGGCGGTGGTACTTCAGGAACATTGGATGTCTCCCGTGTATGGCCTAATGGTGCGGATGAGGTGATGGGTCTAGCGGCTCACAATGATTTCTTTTTTATCCTTGGTAAGAGGCAGATTCTTGTCTACTCAGGTGCTTCTACCCCCGCATCTTTGGTTCTAAGCGACACAGTAGGCTCTATTGGGTGTATTGCTAGGGACACTATTCAGTCAATTGGCACTGATGTGATCTTCTTGTCGGACTCAGGTGTTCGCTCACTAATGAGGACAATCCAAGAGAAGTCTGCACCCCTAAGAGACTTGTCCAAGAATGTGCGTTCTGACCTAGTGTCTTCTTTGGCAGTAGAGACTCTGGCTAATCTGAAGTCTGTTTATTCAGAAAAGAATGCGTTTTACTTGTTGACCCTACCAGTAACAGCACAAGTCTTTTGCTTTGATACCAAAATGCAATTGCAAGATGGTGCTTTTAGAGTAACCAAGTGGGACTCAATAACGCCTACTGCTCTGTACTCACTCAGGAATGGTGATCTGTATATTGGTAAGAGTGGCTTTATTGGCAAGTATGGAAGTTTCTTAGATAACACTTCTACTTACCGATTGAGCTACTTTACTAACCATGCAGACCTTGGTAATGAGAATCAGATTTCTATTCTGAAGCGAATCAAAACAATCATCATTGGTGGGTCTAACCAGACTGTTACGATTAAGTGGGGCTTTGACTTTGCTGCCAACTATTTGTCAGGCAATGCTTTTATCCCTGAACAACAGAACTATGAGTACGGCCTAGCTGAGTACGGCACAGCAGAATACTCAGGTGGACTCTTGATTAAGACACTAGATGTAAATGCGTCTGGTGCGGGTAAAATTGTTCAAACAGGTTACGAAACCACTATCAACGGCACTCAACTGTCAATTCAGAAGATTGAGATTCAGTCTAAGAACGGCAAGATTTCGTGAGTAATGTACTCGCACTAGGAGAATAACTTTGACAAATTATGTAAAGAGCACGAATTTCGCTACCAAAGACAACCTTACGCCTGGTGATCCACTCAAGGTCGTGCGAGGTACTGAGATTGATACTGAGTACAACAACATTGCTACTGCCATTGCGACTAAGACAGACAATGCGTCTGCCGCAATCACGGGCGGTACGATTACAGGTATCACAGACTTAGCAGTTGCTGATGGAGGTACAGGTGCTTCTACGGCTACTGCTGCCTTGAATAACCTCTTGCCTAGCCAAACAGGTAACTCTAGCAAGTATCTACAGACTGATGGAACTAACGCTACTTGGGATGCAATCAGTATCAATACTGGCGACATCACAGGCACTCTAGCGGTAGCTAATGGTGGTACTGGTGTAACTAGCTCTACTGGCACAGGTTCTGTTGTTCTGTCAAACAGTCCTACATTGGTGACTCCCGCATTGGGAACTCCTGCATCTGGTACTTTGACAAACGCCACAGGATTGCCAATCTCAACTGGCGTAAGTGGTTTGGGTACTGGTGTAGCTACTTTCTTGGGTACACCATCATCTGCTAACTTGGCTTCTGCCGTAACAGACGAAACAGGATCAGGTGCTTTGGTGTTTGCCAATAGCCCAACCTTGGTTACTCCTGCCCTTGGAACTCCATCTGCTTTGGTAGGAACAAACATCACAGGCACTGCTTCAGGTCTGACTGCGGGTAATGTCACTACTAACGCTAACTTAACAGGTGCAGTCACTTCTGTTGGCAATGCAACATCTTTGGGTTCATTTAGTTCTGCTAACCTTTTAGGTGCTTTGACTGATGAGACAGGCACAGGTTCAGCAGTATTTGCCACCTCTCCTACCCTAGTCACACCTATCCTTGGAACACCTACTAGCGCAACTTTAACGAACGCTACAGGTCTTCCTATTGCTACAGGTGTGTCAGGTCTAGGAACTAATGTAGCAACCTTTCTAGCCACTCCATCAAGTGCAAACCTAGCGGCTGCTTTAACTGATGAAACAGGAACAGGCTCTGTTGTCTTTGCGACTTCTCCGACACTGGTGACACCAGTATTGGGTACTCCAACAAGCGCAACATTGACTAATGCAACTGGTTTGCCTTTGACAACTGGAGTGACAGGAACTTTACCAACTGCCAATGGCGGTACAAACCTAACATCATTCACATCAGGCGGTGTGGTTTACGCATCTAGTTCTAGTGCATTGGCTACTGGGTCTGGGTTGGTATTTAATGGGACTAACTTAGGTTTAGGCGTTACACCAGGCACTTGGTGGTCAGCATCTAGGGCTTTGCAAATTGGAAGCACAACAAGTATTGAAGATTTAACCACATCAGTAACAATTGCTTCTAATGGCTACAGAAATAGTGGTGGAAGTTATGAATATTTAACATCTAGTAAAGCGGCTCGATATATTATTGGTGGCGGAGATAGTGAGCATTTATGGTACACAGCACCTACAGGAACAGCAGGGAACAACATCACCTTTACTCAGGCGATGACTCTGGATGCAAGTGGGAGATTATTACTTGGCACTACATCAGTTGCCAGTGCAGAACGGGCCATCATTGCTTTTGACAGTACCGGATCAATCTCTCAGGGGTTAAGCACTAAAGACACAAACGCTTCTGCAAGCGGTAATGCACACATTGTTCTGCGTAAATCTGATAACACCTACATTGGGTCTTTTGGCAGACAATCTACAGACACAGCAATGTTTGTAGATGGAAACGAATACTTGGCATTGCGTGTTAATCAAACGGAAAGACTACGCCTCGACAGCGCAGGCAATCTAGGCTTGGGAGTTACTCCGAGTGCTTGGGGTAGTGGAACAAAAGCATTTCAAGTTGGTAGTTATGGTTCTGTTAACACAATAGGTGGTATTGATGTTGGTATAGCTAATAACGCCTACAACGATGGCACAAATTGGAAATACATTGCTTCACAAGAAGCGGCTTATTTAAAAGTAAACCGCAACACTTTTTTGTGGAACATTGCTGCCGCTGGAACTGCAGGAAACACTATCTCCTTTACTCAGGCGATGACTCTGACGGCAGATGGTGATTTGCTTGTTGGTGGTACTACTTCATTTTCAAGATTAACAGTACGTGGCTATTCTGGAACAAATGGAAGCTATACCAAAGTAGCGCATTTTGGTGATGGCGTTAGCGGTAACTCTGGTTATATTGTGCAAGGTGGTTCTGGTTCAAACACAGTAGGATTACTTGCAGATTCTGGTTCTTTAATACTTGGTACAGGCTTTGTAGAAAAAGCCAGAATAGACTCTAGCGGTAACTTGCTTGTTGCAAAGACTACACAAGATACTGCAAATGTTGGAATTGAACTACTGAGTGATGGGCGAGGAAATTTCACAGTAAGTAGCAATGAAGTAGTAAATATAAAAAGATTAGCAAGCGATGGAAATTTAATACGCTTTTTTCAAGATGCAACAGAAGAAGGTAACATTTCTGTCTCAGGCACTACTGTTTCATACAATGGTGGTCACTTATCTCGATGGGCGCAAACCACAGCACCAAAAGACAATACGCTAGTTAAAGGCACTGTGCTGTCTAACCTTGATGCAATGAATGTGTACACAGACTCTGAAGGCAATCCTGTTGACAATGAGCAGTTAAACAAAGTCAAAGTGTCTGACACAGAAGGCGATGTAAATGTTGCGGGTGTGTTTGTTAACTGGTCACATGATGAGCAACACAATGTTGACGAAATCAACATGGCAATGACAGGCGATATGATTATCCGAATTGCTCAAGGTGTAACTGTTGTTCGTGGTGACTTGCTCATGTCTGCGGGTGATGGAACTGCCAAGCCACAAGGCGATGACATTGTTCGCTCTAAAACTGTTGCAAAAGTAACTTCAAACCACATCACTTGCACATACGCAGATGGCTCATATTGTGTGCCTTGCGTCTTAATGGCTTGCTAATCTTTAAAAGGAAATAACATGACTATCTCAACTACTTGGAAAATTACCCAGACAGACTATCTCACAGCAGATGGTTTCATAAACTGTGCCCACTGGACTGCAACTGCGGTTGACGGAGACTACACGGCTTCTATCTACTCCACAGCATCTTGGCAAGCAGGAACACCCACAATCCCATATTCCTCAGTTACTGAAGCTGAAGTATTGAATTGGGTGTGGGAATCGGTTGATAAACAAGCCACAGAAGATGCTCTGGCGGCTAATATTGCTTTGCAAAAGAATCCTGTTACTGCTACTGGCACACCTTGGGGTCAAGCATGAAGCTAGAGTTAGACGTTAACGAAGTGCAATTCATTATGAATGTGCTTGGTCAATTACCAACAAGTTCCAACGCCTATGTGCTTTGGAAAAAAATAGAAGAACAAGCAATAGCGCAAGTTCCTAAAGAAGC